TCTTCGAGCATTGCATAATCTAAAGCACCATTATAATCAACTGGTGTATAATAGTGGAATGTTGGTAAATAAGGTTTAATAACCATTATCTCTATTTCATTACCATTACCAAAACCAAATGCTGGTATTCTTTTTAATACTTCAGAAGGTTTAACTTTACTCCAATCTGCTGAATAAAAGTATGCTTCTATTTCTCCTTTATCATTACATTTTTCTGCTCTTAATGTATGTATTGGAAAATGCTCAACTTTAACTACTTTATTCTTTTGCTTTACTATTTGCATAGAAGCCATACCCATTAGTTTGCGTTCTAAACATACTTTACGCAACATATCTGGCTTAAATAAAGTTTTCATTTGTGCATATTCATTTGGCTTTCTTGATGCATCTAAAGCATCTAAACCTTTACCATATATCATATTAGATATACCTGTAATAATAGCACCATTTGTAGTTGAATATAAGAACCTATCAATTAAAAATTGAAAGTAGTTATTATCATCACCATACTCTATATAACCTTGCTTTTTATTTTCTTGTATTTTAGGACTTGTATAAGCACTTAAATTTACAATAGAAATGATGTAACAAGATAATGAGTGATATTATAGATATAAACGTAGGTGAAACTATTGAAGAAGTTACTATTAATGTGACTGATAATCTTATTACAGTTAACATAAACAAAGTAACAGGTGGTGGTGGTACACAAACATTAGCAGAAACTTTAGATTTAGGAAATACAACTGGTGGTGAAAATATAAGTATTTCAAATGGTGATGCTATTATTTTAGATAATGGTTCAATGCTTAAAAAAGGAACTATTGATGCTGGTAATGGTGGTTCTAAAGGTATTTCACAAATTTGTAGTGTAGGATATGAGCATAAATGGGAAGCTGGTAGACTTTATATAATGAATGATGGTGGTACAACTATTCGTGAAGTATCACATAATTTTACAAATGTACCTACTGCAACAGATGATGTAACAAAAGGTTTTGTTGAAAACACAAGATGGATTTTAGACAATGGAGATGTTTATGTTTGTACTGACCCAACAGAAGATGCAGCAGTTTGGGAATTACAAGTATCTTCACAAGTTAATGCTGATTGGGATGCAACAAGTGGTGTGGCTGAAATATTAAATAAACCAACTATTCCAACAAATACAAGTGATTTAACAAATGATGGTGCTGATGGTGTTAATCCTTTTATTACTGCTTTAGATATACCAACTACTGGACAAGCATCAACTTTAGTTCGAGAGGTTAAAAATATGACTGGTGCTACTTTAACTAAAGGAACAGTAGTTTATATTAGTGGTGCAAATGGAAACAAACCATTAGTTTCAAAAGCATTAGCTACAACAGATGCTTTAAGTTCAAGAACATTTGGATTATTGCAATCTAATATTTCAAACAATGGTTTAGGAAATTGTGTTATTATTGGTGATTTAAGTGGATTAGATACATCATTGTTTTTAGAAGGTGACCAACTTTATTTAAGTGGAGTTACTGCTGGAACATATACTGCAACAAAAATATTAGCACCAACGCATTTAGTTTATGTTGGTAAGGTTACTCGTTCACACCCAACACAAGGACAAATAGAAGTTGGAATACAAAATGGTTATGAATTATCAGAAATCCACGATGTAGCTTTGTCAAGCGTAGCAAACAATCAGATATTAACCTACGAAAGTGCAACATCACTTTGGAAAAATAAAAATTTAAATCAAATAGTTTCTGAAAGAAGAAACGCTAATAATACATCAAATAATAGTATTAACTATTGTGGAACTGCTCCAAATGGAAGTGCAGAAAGTTCAACAGTATGGACTATAAAAAGATTAACAATAGCAGCAAGTGGCTCAATAACTACTGCAACTGCTACAAACGTAGCTTGGACAAATAGAGAATCAGCAACATATATATAAAAAAAAATTATGCCAATTACAAGTACAAACCCAATAGAAGTAGACGGAATAGAGTATCCATATTTTATGGTAAATTTAGCAATATCACCATTAGTTAAACCAACTGATATAGGAGCAAGTGTTGCTATGAGATTAACACCTTATAGAGTTTTAGAGGATGGAAGTTCAGTAAGTTTACCTGACAATTCTATTCCTATCACTTATATGGATGTTTTTGAAAGTGGGGATACAGACGCTATAAATGCAGCAGCAACAATTATGGGTGCTTTGCAGACTTTTATTAATGATAAAAATCTTTAATTATGGCTTTAAGATATGCAGTAGCAACTGGTAACTGGAGCAATACAGCTACTTGGGATGGTGGTACATTACCAACAGCAGCAGACGATGTATTCTCTAATAACTTTATTGTTACTATTGATGGAACTTTTACAGTTTTATCTATTAGAAATACATTAAATGCAGCAGCGCCAGTTATTGCAGCTGGTGGTCAATTTAGATTTGCTAATGGTGGTAATTTAACTTGTACTGCTGCTCAAGCTATTTTTGTTGGCTCAACTACTCCAACATTAGAAATGACTTTAGCAAGTGGTAATACTGCAATATTTAGTGGTTCTGTTTTAACGCTTACAAATACAAATACCTATAATGCTATAAGATTGTCAGGAACAGGAACATTAACTTGTACAGGTAATTATACAGTAGATAATGGTTCAGCTACAAAACAAATTATAAATGTTACATCAACAGGAACTTTAAATGTAATTGGTGATTTATCAAGTACAGTTACATCTCAAGCAGGTTCTGCAAACGTTTTATTAATAGGGGCAAATGCTACTATAAATATAACAGGAAATATTACAGCAAGTTCAGGTGTAGTTAATACAAGTGGTTCAGCTACTATATTTTGTAATTCAAATTCAACTTTAAATTTTTATTTTTCCAAAGTGATGTTGCACTTTCATAAGTTAATATCTGATTATTTGCTACACTTGAAATATAAACGTTGTGAAGTTCATCTAACTCCCACCCGTTCATAATCTTTACATAAATCTTACCTTGATTTATATGAGCGTGTTCTACATATCCTAAAATAACAATATGACCAGTTGCTCCAGTTGGTTTAATATTTGTAATTCTACCAGCAGTTGTTGGACTTAAATATAATACATCACCATCTGACCAAGTTTCACCTTGTAAACTTCCAGTAGTATTAATACCTTCTAATTGCCCAACAGTCATTATAAATCCCTCTTGATTTGTAGCGATAGTTTCTGTTACAATTCCTAAAGTATCTGCTGAATTATTATCATTGTTTGCTTGTGCTAAATCAACTGCTAATCTTTGACCTTGTGCTCCACTTATTCTAACAACTTGATATGCTGCTTTTGTTAATGTAGTGTTTGGATTAACTTTGTTTACTACTCGTGCAACTAAATCAATTCCATTTTTTAAGATAACATTTCCACCTTTTAAAGTAGTTTGTGTAATACCTAAACTATCATTCCAGCGTGTTGTTGTTACTACTGCCGTTCCAGTTGGTGTTGTGTCTAAAGTTAATTGACCAGCTTTTAATTCAAATTCTCCTAAATCTACATTAGCATTTGCGCCAGTATAAGGTACAAAATCATTTGTGTCTGGAATATCAGAAAGTAAAGCCATTGTGCCACTTAATCCTCTAATATCAATTTGTTGGTTTAATTCTGATGTTTGTTCAAATGCTAAAAGAGTATTTCCACCATCATCTATATCTTCAAAAAGAATTCCGTTAGTTTGTAAAGTAAATGATTTTTCGCTATCCTTAACTTTTATAGTTTGTGTTGTTTCATTACCAACATTAGTTACTTCTTGAAGGGTTGGAGTAGTACCAGTATTAACTAATTCCCAAACTGCCGCATCTTCTGTTGGGTCAGTACAAAGATAAACATCACCATTATCTAAAATCCATCTTGTATTTTGAACAAAACCTTTAGTTACATCATCTGTAACTGTTGGTGTATATGTAAGATTATGTGATACTTCACGTATAATAGTACCACCATCATTCATTATATAAAGTCTACCAGCTTCCCATTTGTGTTCAAACCCTACACCACAAATTTGTGAAATACCTTTTGAACCACCATTTCCAGCATCAATAGTTCCTTTTTTAAGCATTGAACCATTATCTAAAATAATAGCATCACCATTTGAAATACTTATGTTTTCACCATCAGTAATATTACCTAATACTAAAGTTTGTGCTAATGTTTGTGTTCCACCACCACCTGTAACTTTATTAATATTTACTTGTATTACTTCTTCAGTAATATTTAAAGTAATTTCTTCAATAGTTTCACCAACATTAATATCAATAACTTCAACTATTTCAGTTGAAATAATATTAATATTTTCATTAGTTTCATTTACATTTATGTTAATTTCTTCACACATAGTTATCTTGTTACATCAGATTTAATCAAGAAATTACCACTTACATAAGTTTTAACAGTACCATTACCAAACTCAATTTCTATATCGTATAAATAATTGAAAGCACA